GATGAGACAGAAATATCTAAATTAAATAAACGTGATAAATGGTCTATTGAAGAACTCAAGAGGCTGTCTGGCAAACATCCAAATAACTAAAGTCTGATATAATCAGTATAGAGACTTAGGAGGTTTACTATGCCAGTAGGCGGAGGCGGAAAGCCAGCAGGTGGTTATCGTGCAGGTGCAAGAGGTAGTTACGGATGCGATGGATTCCCAACTGTAAGTGCTGATGGAACAGTTCATGGATGTCACCCAACAAAGGCTCGTGCACAAGCACAGGCTCGTGCTATCTGGGCAAGTACAGCAAAAAAGTTTGTATCAACTGTAGAAAAGTCAATGGTTACTGAGGGTGACTTTGTTATGTACATGGGCGAAGATGATGAAATTATGGTTGGTCGTGTTGAGTATGTAATGACAAACCCAGGATTACTTGGACTTCCAGGATCAGAGTACGCACTTGAATATGCAGAAGATGATAAGCCAATTATTGTTCGTAAATATGAGGAAGAAGATGGCGCTTGGGAAGAAGAAGAATATGTTTGTTACCATAGGATGTCTGAAGTTATTAAGATTGAATCATTATCAGTAGCAGTTGATTTAGTTGTTGAAATGGGATCAAGTGGTTCTGAAATTCCAGAATATGATAGCGAAGTTGGTATGGCAATGTATGATGCATCAATTGGTAAAGCAAAAAAACCAAACTATGGTGAAATGATTAAGCCACGTAGTGGTGGTAGTGAGCCATCAAATGCTAGATTATATGCACGTATTATTCAAGAAGCAAAAGATAAGTTTGACGTTTATCCATCTGCAGTTGCTAACTCTTGGGTAGTTCAAGAATATAAACGCCGTGGTGGAACTTATAAATCAGAAAAAACAATAACTAAAACTATCTGGGATGATGGTTTGTTAGATCCAAAGAATTTTCTAAGATAATGCCAAAAAGAAAAGCAACTGCATTTAATCCAACACAGATTAAAAATGGAAGAATTGTTCGTCTTAGAAAAGACGGAACAGTTAAAGCAGATCTTGGTCCATATTTAAATAAATCACAAAAGAAAGTTAATCATGGCTGATACATATACACCTAATGCTGGCATGAAGGCTGCTGCTAGACGTGCACTAAAATGGAAAGAAGATGGTAAAGCAACTGGTGCAGGAACTCCTGTAGGTTGGGGTAGAGCAACAGATATAGTTGCTGGTAGAGCAATGTCTTTAAGTACTGTTAAACGTATGTATTCATTTTTCTCTCGTCACGAAGTAGACAAAAAGGGTAAAGGATTTTACGATGGCCCAGAGTTTCCATCCAATGGTCGTATTATGTGGGATGCATGGGGCGGAGATGCAGGGTTTGCATGGAGCCGTGCTATTGTTGAAAGAGAAAAGAAACAGGTAGAAAAGGTTTGGCAGGGGACTGCGTTTGATCTAAGAAAGTAAGGGGGATATGTGGATAATTTAGAAAAAAATGAATTAATACAATTAATTACATTTTATAAGCAAAAACTATCTGACACAGAATTAGAGTCATTAAAATTACAACTTGAAATTAATAAACTTAATTCAATAATTTTAACTTTAAATAAGCAGCCAGAGAAAAAAACTAAATAAATGAAATATTTATTAATTATAGGCTTGACATTGCTTGCTTCTTGGTCTATAATTAAAATATCAAACAAAAAACGAATGATGTTTTTAAAAAAACATAAGTATAAACAAAGTTATATTTATGAAATAGTTAAAGATATTGTTCCAAAACAAGTATTTGATAAACCTAAAGTTATAACACAATCTGAAAAACATATTCAAAAAAATATGTTAAAGGTAGTGATAACAGAAGGAAAAGCGTATTGGATATTGAACAATGTTTTTTATACTGCTAATGCCATAAGTGGCAGAGTAGATGAAGAAACAATAAAGACATTGGATATTGAGAATATGCCAACAAAAGAATTAAATAAAATGTTATCAATACTTGATGACTTAAAACAAGGGGTAGGACCAAATGATAGTGGCAGTGCAGGGAACAAAAGAATTTAGTGAATACAATGTATTTCTACGTGCTATGAGTGTTGCTTTATCAGGAATGAAAGATGAAGACAATGAGTTCATTATTTATTCTGCTGGACCATTAAAAATAAATAATTTTGTTTCAGAATTTTCTAATTTGTCAGAACGTGGCATGAAAGCAAGAGGCAAAAAAATTAAATTCTACAATGTAGCACCTGCTTGGTTAAATGAAAATATAGATCAAATTAATTATTTTGCTTTTTTAAGTAGTCCAAAAGAACCAAAATCAAAATTGGTTCTAACTGCAGAAGCAAACAATATTGATGTTGGCCTTTTTAGATATTAGGAGAAAAAATGATTATCAAAAGTTTAAATACTATGGAAAAAATTGTAAACAAAAATGAAAATTTAATTTGGAATGGTTGGGATGTTATTGATTTAAAAGAATCAGAAATAGCAAGAACGTCGCCATTAGGCATTAGAGTAAAAAATAAATGGTATTTACATAGAACTTATAGCCCTTCTCGTATTGGCTGGGATATACCAAATAAGTATAAGGATTAATCTTGAAACAGCATTTGTGGAAAGATCAAGCCTTATGTTTAGGTCTTGATACAAATATTTATTTTGATAAATATGAAGATCAAGAAAATTCTAGGCACAATGTTGATGCATTGTGTAAGCAGTGCCCAGTAAAAAAAATATGCTTTGCTAATGGTGTTTCTGGAAAAGAGTGGGGTGTTTGGGGCGGTGTTTATTTAGAAAGTGGAGAGATTTCAAGAGAATTTAATAAGCATAAAACTAAAAAAGATTGGTCTGAAACTTGGCAATCTTTGACAATGGAATAAAAATGTATACAGATTTAATGAAACATGCTGTTCATTCTATACCTGCCCCAAAAGGTTTTGGAGTGCAAATTATTGACAATGATCACTTTCTTACGGTAAAATTAGATGAAAGGAAGTTTTTACACATGGGGCATGATGACAAAATATCAGCACTTCAATATGTTGTAAAACTTAAAAAAGCATTGGAAGATTGTGGAGCAATTGTTTTGGTAACTAGAGAGGCAATAAAATGAAAAATAAAAAAGAAATTATTTTTACAGATATGCTAGACCTCAACCTTTATCCTCCCACTCCAGCAAAAAACAATATTCCAGAGTGGTATAAAAATACAAACACTTATGTAAATAATAACGAAAAAGAAATTAAATTTAAAGATGAAAATTCAAGCACAATTAAAAGATGTCTGCCAGTTTTTGACGCCATAACTGCTGGATATATTTTATACACACAAGCAGATGTTCAAGTAACTCAAAAATTTGGACTACAACAGTTTTCTTCTTCGGGTCAAAATTTTGTTGGTCATCATCCACTTCAGCAAGCGCCATTACACCCATTTAGAAACATCGGTGGTTATCCAAAATTTAATAGTCCTTATGCAATTACAACACCCCCTGGATATTCAATTTTGTTTTTACCACCTATGCATAACCCTAATAAAATTTTTACAATTTTTGAAGGAGTCGTAGATACAGATACTTATCATTCTCCAGTTTTATTTCCATTTGTGTTAAATGATAGAAATTGGACAGGAATAATTCCAGCAGGCACGCCAATGGCTCAAGTGATACCATTTAAAAGAGACTCCTGGACCTATAAAATTGGATCTGATAAAGAAATAAAAGATGCAGAGAAGATAATGTTCAAAACACGTTCCGTATTTTATAATGCTTATAGGAATTTATTTTGGCAAAAAAAAGAATATGACTAGAAAAGAGCAAACAATATGTTAAGGTTTATTATTTGTAAATTTAAAAAACATGTTTTGGTTACTGCTGGAGCATGTCCATTTACTGGGAAAAATTATAATGCTTGTACAAGATGTGGAGCAATGATAGCAATATGAAAAAGAAAACAAAGTTATTAGTATTAATAGTGTTATCTTTCTTAACTGCCATATCTCTTTGGGCAGCCTCTAATTTTAAAAAAATGTCTGATTTAGATATTTTTAATATAGAAGAAGATTAATGCAAACGTTTTTACCATTTCAAAATTATGCAGAATCTGCAGAATCTTTAGATAATAAACGTTTAAATAAACAAATACTTGAGGCTTACCAAATACTTAAGGTGCTATCTGGTCAGTCACCTTCGGGTGCATGGAGAAATCATCCCGCAGTATTAATGTGGAAAAATGCAGAGTATTCATTGAGGACATATGCTAAAACCATGATCTCAGAGGCTAAATCAAGGGGTATAAAGACAGACAAGAACGAAGCCAATATAGACGCTCTAGAAGCCCTCTGTGGCCCTATATGGGGTATAAATAAGCCCTTCTGGGCTAACTCCTTTGGTCCACATCTAGATAGAATTAATATTACCCATAGGGCTAACCTTTATCGTAAGGATCCAGAGTATTATGCTGAATTTTATGTTGATACAAAAAATAAAAATAATAAGCCCTGCTGTGATAAATGTTTATATTATTGGGTAACCCATGCTGTTAGGGATAGAGTACAATAGTTATTATGGAAATTATCTTTATTCTATTTTTTGCCAC